CTTCCAAACACAATCATTACAATACATTACATTTCATTACATTACATTACCATACAGTCATTATGCTATCCAAACAACACACTCTTTCAAAGGTCCTTCCTGTCAACGAATCTAAGCGTCTGTACAGCCCGAAAACGTATCCCAAGACCAAGGCACAAATTCGTCTAATTTCAACGTGGAGAGGCGGTAAAGAGAGACGCGCACTTGGTGCTCTCTTCGCGACACACATACCTGTAGTGCCCAACAATTCATACCGCAATTTCTTCGCCGCGATTGACAAACGGGTCAATTATTATGATCCCAACATTTTTAGTGCCGACATGGTCAAACGTTTCAGAGCTGCCACGCTGTCGATACCAACCGACAGGAAAGCTTCGGTCATACGCTGGACACCTGATCTCTTTGAGCAGTGGGTTTCAAAGTTCGATGTTCGCAAGCAATCTCGCCTTAAGAAGGCATTGCGTGATTATGCGACTTCATTTTCAAAACTTAAAGACTACACTGACAAAGAGGTTTTTGTGAAGGTTGAGGCTTTACTGGTGGGGCACAAGTCGGATTGGGCTCCCCGAATCATTTTCAAAAGTTCAGATTTATACAACGCTGTTGCTGGTCCTATAGCAGCAGCCGCAATGGACAGAATGATTTTGGGGCTCAAACATGACAAGTCCCCACATAAGTACAAAGTCGCCTACAAGGATCAACCTCACTCTTTCCTTCAATTTCTTGACACGCATCCTGCTGGTTCCACGATTCCTAGTTACCTCGAATCTGATTTCAGCAGCAATGACAAAACGCAAGTCAAGTCAGTTGTCCTTTGTTTCGCTCATTTGTTACGACACCTAAGGGTGGATGAGAGTTTTGTACGATTAGAGACCGCCGCCATGTTGGAGTTTTCTATCCGTTCTCGAGAGCACGGATTCAAATCTAAAATTTTCAACGAGCTTGCAACTGGCACAGTTTTTACCACCATGAGAAACACCTGGTTAAACTATGCCATTCACCGGTCTTTTATTGTACAATTCAAGACAATCTCATCGTCCAGGACTTTGCTTCTTGGTGACGACATGTTGTGTTCTTTTGTCGGCAACGCCCGTTACTTGGCGAAGCAGTACGAAAAACACGCAAAACGTTGCTTTATGATAGCAAAGGTTGTACGTAACAAGTTTGTGACAGATTCTTCGTTTTTGTCCAAGTCGCTGTTCCGTGATTATTCCGGACAAGTATGGTGTGCGCCATTGCTTGGCAAGAGCCTGGCAAGATTCAACATTAGGGCTAACCCCTCTGATGTGCCTGACGACGTGTACTATTACATGAAAGCCCTTTCATACGCTTATGAGTTCCGGTACGTGGAACGAATGAGAGAGATATTTTACGAGAGGGCTCTAATGCATGCGGTGGCTGCTCAAGCCTGGCTTGCCAGGATTGGGCGTGACCATCAAATAGTACTCAGCGTTGAGCATGATGTCTTGCCTTGGTTTTACCGCCAAGACGGATCGCGGTTGGTGACCCTCAGCAAGACCGTTAAAGATTCCCCGGTTGTCGACGATGATGTTTATGACATCTTCATTCAATATCGATATGGGGTCTATATCTTTGAGGTCGAGGAGCTCGCACGTGACATCATCCTGGATTTGAGTCGCGCGGACGTGGACAGTCCTTTGGTTCGAGTGCTTTGCAAGGATTTTGCATAGTGCTAAACAATAGTGGCTAGTCGAGTATTCGTACCGTAATGCCCGTGTATAAGTTCATTGGTTTTCACATCGTAGGATGTTTTACCTTTTTAAAAAAAAAAAAAAAAAAAAAAAAAAAAAAAAAAAAAAAAAAAAAAAAAAAAAAAAAAAAAAAAAAAAAAAAAAAAAAAAAAAAAAAAAAA